AGCTCAGTGGTAGAGCAGGGCTTTTGTAAAGCTCAGGTCGCAAGTTCAAATCTTGTCGAAGGCTTGACAATCTAAAATGATTGTTATATGATACTCTAGTCCGTGTGAAGGAAGTGTCAGGGGAAGTAAATTAGTATTCAGTAGGAAAAACTCTTGTTAGTTTTCAATGCCCAATACGTATTCCCACCACCTGCGGGTGTAGTTCAGTGGTAGAACGTCAGCCTTCCAAGCTGAATGTCGTCGGTTCGAACCCGATCTCCCGCTTTCTGGTTAACCGTAAAACCAGAATTTATACCTAGTATAAATATTTCACCTTTTGTCATAATATTACAAAAGGTAAACAACGGGGAGATGTCGATTCCCCTTTCATCTGCGGGTAATCATTCCGCAAGTAAAAACGAGGTAAAAACTAATGATCAAATCTGTATTCGCAGCCACTGCTGCTCTGTCTATGTCCGCAGGCGCTGCCCTTGCAGGTCCCTACGTCAACGTGGAAACCAATGCTGGTTGGACCGGAGACAACTACACCGGAGCAACGACAGACATCCACGTAGGTTACGAGGGAGAAGTCGGTGCTGCTTCCTACTACGTCCAGGCGGGTCCAGCAATCGTTGCTGTTGATGGTGTTGACACCGAGACTGAATTCTCTGGTAAGGCAGGTATTGGTATTCCTGTTTCCGATGCCATCGGAGTCTATGGTGAACTCTCCTTCCTGACTGCAGACGATTCCGACGATCTGGGTGTCGGTGGTAAACTGGGTCTGAAGTATTCCTTCTGATTTCAAACCACTAGTTAATAAGGATATCCTAACGACCTCCCTAAGGGGAGGTTTTTTTATGGTTAAAATTAGATTAACCCACTCTATATACTGCGATTACCTTTTCTTAAAGACAGGATGCCTTCATCCTGTTATAATGTTCAGGTAAACAAAGCAATTTACAAAACGAACAAATGAAAGCATTCGCAGTTGCCCTGCTCGGTTTGGCGGTTACCGCTCCCGCAATGGCAGGTCCTTACGTTTCCACCAAATCAGAATTCAAAGGTGATGAGGATGGATACAGTAAAACAGTTCACCAAGCACGTCTTGGTTATGGTTGGAAGTTGGATAATGGTATCAAACCTTATGCCGAACTCGGTGGTGGTCTTTCTGCCAAAGATGGTGTAGAAGTCTTCGATGGTGATTCTTTCACTGTTGCTGAAGTTGGTGCATCAATTCCCATTACTGAATCTTTCTCTGCTAAGGCAAAGTTTGAGCACAAGTGGGGTGATAATGATGCCCGTGATTGGAAGTTTGAAGTCGGCACCAAGTACAAGTTCTGATAAGAAATAAATGAAACTCAAAGCACTCGCAGCAGTTGTTGCTGCCACCCCTCTGATGGTTGCCTGCGGTAGCGCAGAGAAAACATCCTTTACACTGAATGGAGCAGGTGCTACCTTTCCTGCTCCTCTGTATAACTCCTGGTTCCAAAATATGGCACAGGAGACTGGAAACCGAGTGAACTATCAAGCAGTTGGTAGTGGTGCTGGTGTCCGACAATACACTGCTAAGACTGTTGATTTTGGTGCCAGTGATGGTGCTGTGAGTGATGCCAAGCAGAAACTACCTATGATTCATATTCCTATGACTGGTGGTGCTATCGTTCCTGCTTACAATAATCCTGGTTGTGAAGCAAAGATGACTCAGACACAACTTGCTGATGTCTTTCTTGGTAAGATTACCAATTGGTCTGAGTTTGGTTGTGCCGATAAGAAGATCACAACTGTGTGGCGTTCTGATGGTTCGGGAACTACCAAGGGTTTTACTAACTCTTTATCCGCATTCTCTTCTGAATGGAAAAAGAATGTAGGAACTGGTAAGGCAGTCTCTTGGCCTGTTGGTATTGGTGGTAAAGGTAATTCTGGTGTTGCCGCTGGCATCAAACAACTGGATGGTGCCATCGGTTACCTGAACTATGGTTATGTGAATGGTGGAAAGTTCCAACAAGTTGCCCTTCAAAACAAAGCAGGAAACTTCGTCAAAGCAAATGCTGAAACCTCTGCTGCAGGACTTAGCAAAATTGTACTTGATGATCAGCTCCGTGGGGCAGATCCAAACCCTACAGGTGCCAATGCATATCCTATTGTTTCACTGACTTGGATTCTTGCTTATCCTGAATCTGCTCCTGGTGTCAAGGAAACTCTTCGTTATATGCTGAGTGAGAAGTCGCAAGGTCTTTCAGATTCTCTGGGTTATGTACCTCTCCCAGAGTCTCTTCGGCAGAAAGCACTTGCTGCCGTTGACACTATTAACTAAAAACCGTATAATGGGGAACTATTGTTCCCCTTTTTTTTATGAAAAAGAAAGTACAAAAAATGTTAGAATGGTTTTATGATGAATCTGATAGGGGAGAACAAAACATTGCCGAATGTAAAACTCTCTATGATCTTGTAGAACGTCTTCAGTATCGTCTAGAAGACATGGAAAATGAGCATATGCAGTTAACCCGTGAAATTGCCAGATTACAAGGTAGAATAGATACATTGGAATCTCGATTACCTAATGAAGATTAATCTCTGGTATTCAAATAGTATGCAGCAGTGGCGTTGGACTCTATCTGAAGAGTTCAAAAATGGAATTACAAAACTAGAACAACACTCTGGTCAAAGAATTTATCTACGTGATGCAATGGAAGATGTTGCTAATACTGTAGAGTATATGTTGGAATCTAGGAATAAAAAAGATAAATAACTGAAAACTGAAGAAGTTCAGAATAATACAATGGACAGAATAAAAGTAAGGTGTCGTTCCTGCGGAAAGGAATTGGAAGGACATCCAAGTAAGACGGTTTCTTGTGGTTGTCCTAATATGGCAACTATTCGTGGAGATAAAATATCTGCGGTTGACTTATCAGAAGTTGTCATGTTAAACTTCAATCAACCTAAAAACAAAAGGGGAGTTCTGACACAGCAAGATATTGAGTGGCAAGAACAAAGAAGACAACGTAAAGTTCGCAAACTGAACTTTGAAGTCAGATAGGAAAGGTGACCGAGTGGTTTAAGGTAGCAGTCTTGAAAACTGCCGTGTTAGTAGCACCGTGGGTTCGAATCCCACCCTTTCCGTTAGGAAACGCACACAAAGTTGCCAAATAATAGGTATTCACTATTATAGCTAGTGTGTAGTTTGGGGTAAGACAATGGACAAAACATCCTACGAAAATTGGGTGAGAGTCAAGGAAGCACTGGAATCATCAGGGAATACAGACAATTTCTATTATAGAAGAGCTTGTGCTATAGTTTCTGGAGGAAGTGATCCAATGGATAATCTACCCAATGTCTCACAGGATGGATGAAATAAAACCTGCTCATTATGTCACTCGTGAAGAGTGTCAGGAGATGATTGATGCTGCAATACGAAAACATAATCGTAATGCTTCGATTATTTCAATGTGTGTTGGGTGGGTTGTTCTTGCACTTTTTGCTGAGGGTCTGCTTCGACTTATTGGAGTAGTTCCTCCACTACTACCATGGCTCAAAATCACATTATAGATTGGATCGGAGTTGTACTAGCATTACTTTTTGCTGTGACTATGTTTTGTCAAGGACATGCGATTTTTCATGGTAAGTATGGATACAAACATACTGAACGTGAAAAGAATAAAATGATCAACGTCCGTAAACAAGTCGAAGATCTATTTAAAAAGTAAATGAATCAAGACGAAAAGAGAGAGTTCTATAAAGGACTCCGAGAGCGCATCAAACAACTTAGAATGGAACATCTTTTTGAAGAACCTTGTCCTTTATATGAGGATGATAATGAAGACAATTAATTCCCTTACACTTTCTATCACAATTTCAATTATTGATTATCTTTATCGTGGTAGAGATTATCAAAGGTTTTGGGTGCTTGAGGAAATTGCTCGTGCACCTTACTTTGCATTTTTAAGTGTCCTACATCTAAGAGAATCATTAGGATTACGTGGACCAGAACACATTTATCTAATGGAGGAACATTTTGCTCAAACTCTTAATGAAACCGAACACCTGGAGTATATGGAAAGCAGGGGTGGTAGTGCTTATTGGGTGGATCGCTTTTTTGCCAGACACCTCGTACTTGCCTATTATTGGATCAATGTGGCTTATTACTGGTTGGCTCCTAAGTCTGCATACCATTTGTCATACGAAATAGAAATTCACGCAGCAGAAACATATGGAAAGTATTTGGCACTCAACGGTCATGATGACAAGATACTTGAGATCTTAAATGATGAATTGGAGCATTCGAGAGAACTACATAAAGCAATGGAACTTATCAAATGAAAGTAGGATTAATAGGTCTTGGTCGTATGGGTGAGGGTATGTCTCGCCGAATGATGAAAGCAGGCATCGAAGTCTGGGGTTACAGGAGGAATTATGCAAAAGCTCAAGAAGCGTATGAAGCAGGTTATGTTAGTGGAGTTGCCACTAATTTGGAAAGCCTTGTTCAAGTAGTTCATAATCAAGATGGTATCATTGGTAAATCACCAGGTATTTTTCAACTTGTTATTCCCGCAGAATTAGTAGAGGACACACTCAATGAGTTACTACCATTACTTGGCGACGGGGATATTATTATTGATCATGGCAATAGCAACTTTAAGGATTCTCGCAGGAGAGCAGAAAGGTTGGCTAAGA